TCGGAGAACGCGTCGCCGTTGATGCCCTCGGGGTCGTAGGTGAGCAGGCCTGCCGCGGCGAGATGCTGCAACAGGCCGTCGGCGAGGTCAGCCATGCAGCCACTCCCGGAAGCTCACGGCCATGAGCTGGAGCATGATGTCAGCCTCCGTGTTCATGGCGTTTTCCAGGTACTTGGCGGTCCGGCCCGGCAGGTGGCGCCAGGTCAGTTCCTCGTGCTGTCGGCGGGCGTACGGGGTGTCGTAAGTGATCGCGCCGTTGAGGCCGCTCACGATGACCTTGCCGGACCGTTCGAGGGTGCCCTCGTCCAGTGGTACGTGCTGGTTGGAGACGCTGAGGCCGTGTTCCAGGGCCCTGGCCAGGCCGCTGGAGGCGACGCGGCGGAAACGGCTGCCGAAGAGCTGGCGTCCCTGCCAGTCAAGGCGTGCCACCTGCGGCATGGCGGCCCCCTACTTGAGCTGCACCTCAAGGTGCGACGGCACGGGCAGGCCGCCGCCATCGCGGCGTAGCGCGGCGATGACCGACGTGACACGGCCGTCCGGCAGCGTCACACGCGACTGCGCGGGCGCCGTCGTGTCGAGCCGCGGCCAAAACGTCGAGGTCGACGACACCTGCGTCCCGTCGGCCGCCCGCACCATGCGCGTCTGCTCGTCGAGGAACCCCTCAACGGCCGTCGGCGGCCCGTACTTCGGCCCGTACGCCGTAGCGCCGAGGTACGGCTCAATGGTGACCGTGTGGCGTAGCAGCCATCCGGGGATGTTCACCAGCCCACCACCATGCCCAGCCGGAACACGTCCGGGTGCAGGTCCGGCGACTGGAGCGCATCCCACGCCTTCGGAGCGACCTCCCGCGCCGGGGAGTCCACGCCCGAGATCGCCGTATCAGGCCGGCGCATCATCACCGTGCCGATACGGATCTCGTTCCAGCCGGCGCCGTCCGCGCCGAGGGCGTCGCCGAGGCCGATCCACCACTGCACCTGCGCGCATGTGGCGTCGCGGAACGCCTCGGCCACGGCCGTCACGGTGGGCTGCCCGGTGTCCGGGTCGGCCTGGTAGTAGCAGAGCCGGAACACCTCGGCGTCGAGCATCCGCGAGGCGTCCGCGAGCTTGACGCCGATGTCCGCCGGCGGGGTCTGCCCGGCGTAGGTCTGGTAGTCGTCCGCGGTCGCGTAGACCCTGGCCATGGCCGGTCACCCCTTCCGGGTCAGGCGGATGCGCCGATCACGATCACGTCGTACGTGACCGAGGTGCCGGAGCCGCCGTTGGCGACCTGCAACAGGTCGCCGGTGGCCGCCGTGACGGGGTAGGCGGTCGCGCCCGGGGCGGTCAGCAGCAGCAGGCCGCCGGGCTTGACCTTCACCTTGTCGGTGGGGTCGCCGACCCACGACGCGAAGCCGTTGCTGGCGACGCCCCCGACCACCACATCGTTGACGTTGGCGTCGGCCGCGCGGATCAGCAGCGCCTTGACTCGGGCGAACGCCAGGGTGGCGCCGAACGCGCCGGTCAGGGTCCCCGACAGGTCCAGCGATTCGGATGCGGACGCGGCCAGCGTGCGCGTGTCCGTCCACAGGAGGTCGGCCTGCCCGGCGGCGGTGCCGCTGGGCATGTTGGTGGTCTTGTCGTAGGTGACCGGGAACCGCGAGGTCCCCAGGTCCAGCGCCGAATACTGCACGGCCGTCAGGGCGACGCGCAGAGACGATGTGAGCGACATCAGGCGTCACCCTTCCCGTACTTGTCGATGAGGTCCGACTTGGTCATGGCCTCGGCGTCGTCGGGGCGTGAGCCCTGTGCGACGGCCCATCCGACCCATTCGGCCTTCGAGGCGGCCTGCGCCGGGCGCTCGGTCGGAGGTGTGGGCACGGACGGCTCGGCGTCGCCGGTCCAGTCCGTTCCGTCCTCGTTGACGCGCGTCAGGTGGCCGCGGGTGAGCCGATCGGTGATCGACTCGTGCAGGGGGAGAGCGAGACGGAAGATCGTCCCGCCCTCCCCGCGGACGAACACGTGGTCGGCGTCCATCAGTGCCGCGGCACCTTGAACGCCGTCACGGTCATGGCGACCGACGTTTCGACGATCAGGGACCCGTCGGGCTGGATGAACCGCGCGGACTCGAACGGGCCGAGCCAGCCGGCCGCGCCGGTGGCGACGGTGACCGTGTCCGGGCCCTGGCCGCCGGACGTGGCGAGCGGCTGCGAGCCGGCCAGCACGGTGGCCGTGCCGGAACCGCCCGAGGCGTTCGCCACGCGGATGACGGTCAGCTCCGGAAGGGAGCCGCCGCCCGAGGTGGCGGGGATCTGCGCGCCGTTGCCGGCGCCGGAGGTCACCGCGGTGCCCGCCGGGTCGGCGAGAGAGCCGTTGGTGTTGAGGTTGCTGTATGCGACAGCGGTACGAGCCATGAGAGGGGGGTCTCCAGTCCTGGTCAGGCGCCGACGGTCACGAGGGCCGTTGCGAGCGAGTCGGGGCGGATGACCTTGGCGCCGTACAGGGTCAGACCCTTCACGGCGTCGCTGAACGAGTCCTGCGGCCGGTACGCCTCGGTCTTGTTGATCTGCATCGCCATCGAGATGGCGGAGGACACGCCGGCCTGCACGACGAACTCGGAGCCCGAGGTGTTCGGGGCGTTGTTGGACAGCAGGATGTCGAATCCGGCCGCCCGGCCCACCATGCCGTTGCGCAGCGCGGTGCCGCCGTCGCCCGACTCGTTCACCTTGATGAACCGCGGGTCGCGCAGCAGCACGCCGTGCTGATCGGGGGTGACGACGACGTACCGGCCCTCGCTGGCCACATTCGCCTTGTCGAGGCGGATCTTGAGCGGCACGAGGACGTTGTCGTAGAACTGCCCCGGCGACGCGATCGACACGGTGATCGAACCCAGCGCGTTCGCGGACTGCGTACCGGTGTACAGGTTCGCCACGAACTGATCGATCACGTCGGCCAGACCGTACGCGGCCTCGGACATGGCCTGCGGGATGACGTTGCCGCGGGCCTGCCGCGCGTCCACGTCGTCGACCTCGAACGCGAAATACTTCGCCTGGTCGACCACGAGGGTCTTCTGCGCGTCGGTGAGCTGTTCGGGGTTGATCGTGGTGACGCCCGGCGTGTACGTGCCGATGGTCGGGCGGCTGATCGAGGTGATGCGGACGGTGTCGCCGGCCTGCGCGATCTCGCCCTCGTAGTCGTGGTTGACGATCTGGGGGCCCGCGTAGACGAGCTGCTTCCGCAGTGCCACGAGCAGGTTGGCCGACCAGATTTCCGGCCGGAAACGAGTGATGGCCACGGCGGGCCCTCCTTACGGTTCAGCCCCCGAGCAGGTTCCGCAGCCGGCCCTCGGCCTGCGCGGTGACGATCTCGTCGGGGGTCATGGATGCGAGCTGGTCCTCGGTGACCTGCTGCGGGCCGTTGTTGCCGGCGCCGGACAGGTCGGCGGGTCCGCGGGGCGGTCCCGGGGGTGTTGCGGGTGCGGCGGCGAGCGCCGGGTTCGCGGTGACGGCGGTCTGCGCGGCGGCCACGAGCGCCGCCGTGTCGGCCGGGTCGATGCCCTTGACGGCCTCCATGAACGCGAGGGAGTCGCGCAGGGCCGTCGGGTTGGCGCCGTGCTGGCTAGCGGTCTCGTACAGGGCGGCACGCACCGCGTTGGTGCGGGCCTGCTCCTGCGCGGCGGTCAGGCTCGCCTGGAGCTGCGCCGGGTCGGGAGCGCCCTGCGGGGTGATGCCGAGCGCGGACGCGATGCCCTGCAACACGGTCTGCTGCTGCTGCTCGGCGGCGGTCGCCCGGGTGCGGTGGCCTGCGGCCTCCGCGCGGGTGTCGCGGATGATCGCCTGTGCCCAGTCGGGCAGGCTCGCTACGTCCTGCGGCTGGCCCGCCGGGGGCGCGGCCGGGGGAGCAGCGGGCGGTGCCGGTACCGGCGCGGGTGCGGCCGGTGCGGCGGGTGCGGGGTCGCCTGCGGGCGCCGTAGGGGCGGGTGCGGGCGGCGGGGTGGGTGTGGACATGACGGGGCCCTCCTGGAGCCTGGTCGGATACGGGCCGCGCCTGGCGGCCCGAGATCACCGCGCGCGGCCGATCTGCTCGCGGTGGGGTTTGCGTGCCAGGCCCTTGGCGTCCACGAGTTCGCGGATCTTGGCCTGGTAGTCGCGGACGCGCGCGTTCGCCTGCCGGCGCGCTGCGTCGTCCAGCGCCGCAGCAGCACGGCGTTTCCACGCGCGCACCTGGCGCTCGTAGTACCGCTGCTGTTGCGTGTCCTCGTACGTCGCGCCCTGCGGGTGCGGCGGAGTCTCGGGGCGCTGCGTCACGCCCGGCAGGTACACCGAGATGTTGTGACGGCAGTTCGGATGGAACAGGCCGGCGGCGCGCGCCTCGGTCAGTGATCCGGCCACGTGCACGGTCACCTGCTCCGGTGCGCGCAGTAGACCGCGCAGGCCGGTCGGCTGGATTGCGTGCGGCGCCCGGATGGTGTGCGGGCCCGACGCGCCGTTGATCGCCAGCACCTCGCCCTGCCACGGTTCGCACAACGGGCAGTCGAGCGCGGCCGCCGAGACGATGACGAGCTGTTCGCCGAGCGCGGTCAGCTGGTCGACGTGCCCCTCGATCGCGGCGCGGCCGGTCACCGAGCGCACGGCCATCTCGGCGTATGAGGCCATCTCCCAGCGGCGGCCGGCGGTGTCGGTGAATCCGGTGATGCCGCGGGCGGCGAACTGCCCGAGGGCGCGCCCCGCGGTCTGGCGGCGGGTGAGGCCGCCGAGCAGTGTCGAGCCGGACACGCGGGCGATGACGTTGCGGTAGATGTCCAGCGGCTCACGGAGGATGCGCTGGAACACGGGGCCCTGTTCGTCCACGGCGGCGTTGGCGAGGCGTTCGGCCTGTGAGGCGCCGGGCAGGTGCAGGGCGGCGAACGCCCTGCGGCCCTCGTCGAGCGCCCCGAGTTCGGCCACGGCGGACTGCCCGCCGCGCCGGTACGCCTCGGCGACCGCGCGGCCGATCGCGCCGGACGCGTCGGCCTGCAAGGCGGTGGCGACCTGCTCGACTGCGCGCCGCACGTCACCGATCGCAGCGAGCTTGAGTTCGGCCCACTTCGGCGACTCGATGCCCTCGGCGAGAGCACGCGCGAGGATGCCCAGCAGGGCCGCCTCGGCGTCCTCGTAGATCACGGCGACCGCGCGGGCGAGGTCTTCGGCATCGGCCGGGCTGGTGGGCACTGCTCACCCCCGGGTCAGATGTTCGGCGCCTCGGGCCCTGGCGGCTGCGGCGGCACGTCCTCGGACGGCTGCACGACACCGCCGAGGGGCGGCATGAGGCCGCGACCGCCGGCACCGAGCGTCGTCGGGTCCTCAACGGACCGGCCGGACTCGCCCGCAATGTCGTTGACCTCGTCCTGCACGCGGGTGTCGTCCCAGTCGGGATGCACCATGCGCACCAGGGTCTCGGTCGATGCGGCCTCGGCGGTCCGCAGCAGGCTCGCCGTGGTGGCGATCGTCTGCGGGTCCTCCGACACGGAGTCGGCGAACTCGATCAGCGGCTCGATGATGTCGACGCCAGAGCGGTACACGACCTTGTCGATGGCGAGCAGCGCCTCGAACGCCGCGGCCAGCGCGGGCCGCCAGTAGGTGATCTTGCGGTTGCGGGTCGTGAACGACTGCCGCTCACGCGCCACTACCTCGGTTGCGGTCACCGCGGCGTCACCCATGGACCCGAACGTCTGCGCGCTGTAGCCGGCCGAGCGGAGGATCTGCTCCGTCAAGTCCTGCGCGGTGTCGCGGTGCTCGGCCACACGGATCTTGAACTGGTTGAGGGTGATCTGCCCCTCACCGGCCCGATCCAGCATCGTCAGCGGCGCGAACACCTCCTTGTCGGCGTCCCACGACGACCCCATGCCGAGGCCCTCCGACTGGAGCATCGACTTGGGCACGATGATCCGCGACTTTGCCAGCCGCACATCCCTGATCCAGGAGGTGTACGTCTCGTCGAGCGCGTCGAGCAGCGGCTCAGCGCCCGCGATGTCCGGCCGGCCGAGGTGCGCCGCGGCCGGGGTGCCGCGCCACAGCCGGTTGGGCTTCATGTTCGGCACGTACACGGCCGTGAGCTGCTTGATGCCGGTCTCGATGACG